CAAATCGTTTGCATTGATATTTTGTTTAATTGCAATTGGCTTAACTAAAAATCTTTCTAAGTCTTTTTCAGATGTTAATTTAATCCAGTTCTCAAAAACACCACTCGTAGTTGCTCGAAAATAGATGTTATCAGGAGTGATAAAGATCTGACGTGCAAAAGTTCCACTCGGTTCTTTCACTGCAATTAATGCACCTGCGCCACGAACACCTGCAGCATTGCCATAGTATGGAAAATTCAAATGTACCTGAGGTTTAGGTGTCAATGTAAAAAGAAAGTAGCCGTTTTGATATGCAATAGAATTTAAATCAACTGCAGTAGATTCATTATTAATAATACTTTTTGGTTTAAATAATGCATTTTCGTTACACCAAACTTTGATAAGTTCAGCTGGATCAAAAGCACTTTTCTTTAAAATCGAACCATTCCAACTATTATTACCAATTCCCCACTGACCAGAACCAGTCGTATTTTCTTGACCAATCACTACAGTACAGTTCAATGGCAAAGTCGCTTTGGCTGCATTAAATTCTGCATAAGTCCCAAACTCAAAAACACCTTGCACAATTTCTTGCTTCGATGCTTTTTCGGCCATGATGGCCAGTGCATCCGTCCATGCCTGCGAAGTAGGGTAGGTCTTGCCTGTGGCTTCTGGTGTACCGTTATTGTTCAGATACTCCACGGCATAAATGGCAGGGTCACTGGAACGGGCATTAAAATACTTGCCATTGGGTACGCCTGTGCCTGCTGCCACGCCTTCGCTCGGGGTGCTATACACTCGTGCGACAAAGCCTTGGTTTAGGACTTCTTCGCGAGTAATATTTAATAGTTCTTCTATCTGAGTGAAAGACTTGCTATCAAGCTGCGCCAAAACATTACGCAAGATTGCAATAATATCTGCAGCTGTTTTGGCATTATTTAAAATGGTAGACCAGTTATTCATGGCATTTCCTAAAATCTGGACATAAAAAAACCGCTCACTGTGTCAAAACAGGGGCGGTCGCTATAAAGTTAGAAGTTAAAATTTGATGATAAACATCCAGGCCACGTTACGTGGCCTGGTTTCTATACCACCCGTGCTATTTACGGTCACGCTGTGGCTATGGCTACCAGATTCAAGAATTTGCCCAGATCCAGTCGCTCCCGAATCAGCTGATTGGCCAGCCATCGTAATCGCATTGGTTGGGGTATCTGGCCTTACGTTATTTGCATCACCTCCAACCTTGGTGTCGTGGCTATGTACACCTGCACTGCCGGTACTGCCTGTGTGGCCATGCGACTTAAAGGCCTCATCCTGCCAGCTACCTAAGGTACGACCTGAATCAATGCCACGGCTATGATCCCAACCCCTTGCAAACTCCCCACGCATATCCGGGATATTAAAAGTGGTGGAGCCATCACCAGGGCCAAAGCTGGTGCCTATGACTGCAAACAAAGCAGCATACGTGGTACGTGATACAGCCTGGCCAGCACACTCCAGATAGCCGGCTGGCACTGTGCTAGTTGGCCACATCATGGTCATGCCAGGTTTAATCCGGTTTTCCGGCTGATCCAGCTGGTCAATAATTTCATTAATCTTGAGAGCTAATGAATTAAATAGGCAGTTAAACCATTGGCGCGCCGGTTTCTGGGCGGCAGGAAAACCCGCCTCCAGATCCAGGTCATCGGTATTTTTGGCACCGGTTTTGGCGAACTCTGTTAATTTTGTAATAGCCATCTTAATTTCCTGTCACTGTTAAAGTAACGCCCATCGGACGTGGATACATCAGCCGCACCAGCCCAAGTGTCAAGTTGCTCACGCTCGCTTGAAACTGCACCTTGATGGCCATAGTCTGGGTGTCCGTAATTTTTACTGGTGTAGCCGTTAATAGCTGCACTATGTAATAGCCATCATTCAATATGCAGTCACAGCGGTTGCGGTAAATCTGGGCCTGAATGACGGGTAAAACCAGCTCATCCGGAATATCTGCAGCGGCATAGCTACTCACCCCGGATTCACGCCAAAACCCACCAATCTCCGGATTATCGGTTTCACCAAAGGTCAGGGCAGCTTCCTGATCGGCAAACCCAAAAAAAGGTAATGGAGTGACATTGGGTATAGATGCGGGTGCACCCACCCATTTCGCTATGGTTTTGAGCTGGTCACCAGTTGCCGTAGACAAGTCAAACTTACCGGGCATTTGCTGCAGTACTGCACGGCACTGCAATAGTGGTGTTAAAACAGCCTCAATCGAGGCTGTGAGCTTGGGCTTTCCCCGGTGGTAGCTGGTTAACAGCCGGGTATAATCTAAAATATCATCCATGCAATTAACCCACACTAATACTGATGTTTTCTGGTAAGCAGGTAGCAATCTCATTAAACCCTAGGGTGTACTCTGCCCCGATCGCTACACCATTGGCTTTAACGGTCATAGAAATAATTTCATAACTACGGGAATCCAGATCACCATAAAGGCCAGCGGGCACATAGAGCTTGTTGGTAGAAATCAGATCCCCAATGTCGAGCTGGCTAAAATAATCGGCCAGCGCATTTTTAATCCGCTCACCGGTATCAAAGTTATAATTGACCTTGGCCCGTAGATTAATCTGTACCGTAAAATCAACCTGCACCGGCCGCCAGAATTTAATATTAACCGGGTAGCCCTGGGCATCATTGATAGCTACCGTGGTATTACCATGTAAACCACAGCCCTGGGTTTTCTTGGCAGCAATGGCCTGGGCAATCAATGTGCTATCACCACCTGATACCACGATGGCAATGGAATACCCAGGAATGCCATTAGCATCAGGGTTTTTAGTGGCATTCTCATAAGCCTTGCAGCGGGTCACACCGGACAGGCTATAAATGGCGCCTATCAACCCATCCATCAGTGATCTGGACGGGATAGCTACAGATAAGGCCTGCCGTTGACGCAGGGCTGCATCAGTTTCCAGTGGTGCACCGGGTGTTGCTGCAGTGTCATTGTTGACAGATTGCCAGCCCCGTGTTGGTGTCTGGATCTTATTAATGGTGTTAGCTGGTGCAATAATACTGCCCAGGACAGCTGCTGTAGCAGTGACTGTAACCTGTCCAGATTGGCCAATAGTGACTGCTGCCGGCAATAACCACTGGTTGCCATAAACATCAGCAGCCTTGCCGTTATTAATCTGGGTGCCGGCCTGCCCGATCAGTTTCACCGTCGCTGTGGACTTGGTGGCAATCGCCCGGCTAATCCCATTAATCCGGACATTGCGTGACAGTGACTCACCAACTGCATTGGCAGGTGAAAAGGAATTATAGACCTCAATGGCCGCTGCATTGCTATCACTGATGCAACGGGCCAGCAGGCCTAAAAACTGGCCGTCCTGGCTATCATTCTCCAGATACACATCATTGCCATAAATACCCCGGTACTGGTCTTTTAAAAACTCCAGGATCTCCGCAAACGTCGGTGCACTGATCCCATAATCATCAATCGCCGGGGCGGTGGATGTTAATGCCATTTATGAAGTACTCCCGCTAACTGTGGTCTGGCCATAAATTGTATCTATCGTGATCTCGACGGTGAGGCGCCGCACATCACCATCAAAGCTGCCCTGAAAATCTGTAACTCGCTCAACGCCTGGTGTTTCCAGAACGCGCTGGCGTAAGGTTAACTCAAACAGGCTATCTGTCCCCTTGCCCAGCACGCTGGTATCCCAGCCCGTCCCATCGCTGATATTGGCAAACCACTCACCAATCCATAAATTAAGTCGGGTTAAAACGGCCTGCCCGACCGTTTCCGGTGTGTTGGCCATAAAATTGGACTGGCTATTACCAAAGCTGTAATCGCCATTTTCATCAAGTTTTCTATAGCGCATAAAAAAACCGCTAAACGCGGCTCCTTAAAAAATTGATTATTTAGGCTGGCCAGTATCACTGTTGCCAGATTGCACACCAGGGTGCAGGTGAGTACTGCCAACGTCCTTGCCGTTATTCTGCAGCTGACCATCTACCTGCAGGCCGCTGGCCATGGTCACTGAATTCTCAAAGCTCACCGGGCCTTTAAATACATTCTGGCCAGCCTCAACCGTAAATACACCAGGCGTTTTTACATTGACCGCATGGCTGGCCGGATCTAGCTCAATGTAGGCCTGTCCATCATCACTACGCAGCTGGGCAGTACTGGTAGAAATATTGTTTATCTTATTCGGCTGGGATTGTGGCCCAAACCAGGCAAAGCTATCTGACAAATCATGCTTGCGGTTTTCCATCGGTGGCTGAATGCCGCCAGATTGCCACCAGCCGTCAATACAGCGCGACGCAAACACCACCAGGCACTCATCCCCCGGCTTTATGGGAAATGTCATGGTGCAGCCACCACCGCGCGGGAACATCACCGGCACATCCTGCAGTAGTGGTAAATCTACCAGTATGATAGATCCATCAGGCTGGCCAACCTGCAGCTGAATGGTAGGCTGGGCTGTCACAGTCACCGCCTCTGGATCGTAGTTTTCCACAATACAGGGAATACTTACCCACAACCCGGACAATGCTGCATTAATGGCATCCCGGATCGTGGTTAATAGATCTGGTGCACGTTCGTTATTACTAATGGCCATTATTGAACCGCCTTGATTGCTGCACCGGTAAGTGGTGTGGCTTTAGAACCTACACCGACACATACCAGCTCGGTGTACCAGTCATCACCACGGGTATCACCCGAATGGTTTACACTGACAATGTTATAAAACCCGTTAATGCCCTGGGCGCTTTTAATATCCTTGTAGGGCTGGTCCACGTACTGGCCAGAGTAGCCAATATCAAAAGACTGGGTTTGTATGCGGCTCATGTCCACCTGTACCTGACCGCCCCACTTTAAGCGTGGGTTTAACAGGCATGTGACCTTGAGGCCTTCGGTAGTCAGTTGTGGCATGCCAATCAGCCCGGTTTCTGGGGTCATCACGAATGCCGGCTCGCCATTACCCCCGCCGCGCGGAATCATTACAGCCTGGTCATCCTCTATCACCAGATCCGTATTATTGGTCTGGGTGAACTGCTTTACATAGTCACGCAACATGCCACTGAAGGTTTTACCCCGTGGCAAACCCTGATCCGATACATCACACATATAGCCAGCGTCCACCCCGCATTTTTTAAATTCTTCCTTCAGGTCGTCGCGGATCTGCTGCTGTGTCATGCCTGCAGGCAGGCTTTTATTAACCACGGCATAATTCACCGCATTGTTGCCGGACTGGGCAAGAATGCATAGCCAGGTATCAGTGGGATTATCCCGGCCGCGCCGGTACTGGAAAACCTGACCCTTAAAAACAATATCCAGCTCACCGTCATAACCCGCTTCCAAGATGACTGTCTGGCCAGTTTCACCAAAACCATTTTCACCACTAAGCCGGTTCATGGTGTCCGGACTTAAGTTATAAATATAAATCTCGGCAAATTTCGGATTGTCTACCGTCGCCTGGCTAATCCGGAATGTAATCCGCATTTCCGATAGATCCAGTGCATCTTCCTGGCCTTTTTGCACCTGTACCGTTAGCCGGCACTTTCGCTTCCATTGTTTCATGGGTCTACCCAATACAGTTTGGTGGTGGTGCCTAGCCCGTCAAATGTCGGGTTCTGGCCATCACGGGTGATAACAAAAAGCTGCCCTGGTATTTTGTGCTGGTACTGCTCAATAATGCTGGTACCCAGTGTTAAAGGAATGCCTGTTACCAGCGGTGTGCCGTCCGGCTGGGCAATATCCAGATACCAGCCGCCAATTGATGAATTACGCCACACCAGACTCAGCTGGTAGGCAATACCATTTAACGTGACCTTGAATCGCTGGTTGCTAGGACTAAGCGGGATCTCATAAGTCGCCATTTAGGGAACTCCTATCGTATAAGCCCCACCGACCTGGCCAAGGCCTGTCACCTGGCTGAGTCCAGATGCATCCACGGGCTTGGCCTGCTTGGTACCGCCTTCCTGAATTGGCCCGGTTGCGGCCGGATCTGCCTGCTCCTCTACCTGCACTGTGGTTTCCTTGGTTTTAGTGATGTTCACTTTTTTAAAGTTCACCTTAACCATCAGTGCATTTTCACTGGTCGCATCTGTAGTAACCTGCAGTGTTTCAATCAGCATATTGGTATAGAGCCTTTTGCCGGTTGATATGATGAGCAAATTCCCCTGCAGGGCGCGTAAGGCCTCATAAATGGCCACCAGGCTTAAATCACCACCTAGAAACGTATTACCCAGCATTTTATTGAGCTTGCCGGCACTCTCAGACCAGCCAATCTCCATGGCCACCTCAGCTGGCGCCGAATAGCAGTGATCGCTGATCGGTGCACCCTTTTCCACTGGATGCTCTGTAATCACGGTTTTATCAGTGTGGTTTTCTGATACCACTACATCCGCAAACAGCCCCATGATGGAGCGCTTATTATTAAAAAGCAGAGATCCTACCGTTTCAACTAATGCCATTTTCCTGCATCCAATAAAAAGCCCCGCTAAATAGCAGGGCTTTGATTAACTGTGACTGTCACTCCTAAATAGTGATAGGCTTATAATCTAATCACTACTACATATAAGCCTGCCACCTGTGCTGGTGCAACCTAAACTTTTCAGCAACTTGGCTTTTTTTAGTTCCAGTTGAGATATTTTATTTTTATCTTTAAATAGAACCTTTTTATTTTCAGCTTCAATTTGCTGGCCAATATTATAAATTTGATTATTTATATTGGATTTTCTATCAATCTCAGGCTTTGCAGACTGATAGGTTTGCTCTTTTAATTTAGCAACTCGCATTACGCCAACCCAATGATTAAAAAATACTCGTGATTGACTAGGTAATGAGGATGTATAGGACTCTCTTGCCCCCATGTTCCAAACTGCAATGCTAATGGATTGATCTTTTGATGCATCTATCCAATCATTGAAACCCAAAACTATATTCTGTTTGCAATCATCTGCAACCGCTAGGCTATTTGAATATACGCCTTCCTGATTACAGTAATCTAAGGTATTAAATAAAATCCGAGAAAAACCTTTACTGTCTACCCTTAAAGGTCTGCCATTTAATACCAGAAAGCCATCCTCATCCATGCCAAATTGCTGATTATCAAGCGTAGACATTATTTCATCAAAGTATTTATTTCCAGTGCTATCGGAGTCTGCTGCAAAAGTTGAATTTGAAAAAACAGTAGACATAAAAACCAAGGTTAAAATTAAAACTTTCACGACATCCCCAATGTTTAGGTTATTTAACACATATATCAGTTTTCTTATCTTCTGTTTGATAGCACGACAATGAACGACTATCCACTAATGTGGGATCAGTAATTTTTTTATAAAATAAATCACGATAATAGTGGATAGCATCTTTTTCATTCAAGGATGCACCGCATTCTGTTGTTTCTTCAGTAGCCTGATTATAACAAGTAGAAATTTCGGCATTAAACTGCTTCTTACCCATTTTCATGGACTCATAAGTACCACCAGCTCCATAGCCTGTTGAAACAAGGCAGCTAAATTTAGTTAATAGCTTATTCCCAGAAAAGGTATAGCAAATACCAGACCTGTCATCCGTTGGAGCAGCATGTGCCACTCCAGAGATTAAGTAAGCCAGTGACAGCAGAATAATACTTCTCATAATATCGTTACCGATTATGCTTTATTCAATAATACCACGCGCATTACGTGCCATTTGGATATTAACAGCATCCTGTTGACGTTGAACAGCTAAAGCAGTTTGCTGTGCATTGTCTGCCCCATAGACATGAATATCTGTCTTTTGCTGCATGCTCACTACCTGTGAATTGCTATTTTTACTGCCAGCCTGGTTAATTTGATCCTTATGCGGATTGCCAGATGGCGGGGCAGCATTATTTAATGCTGGTAATGATGAATTGGATATATTCACCTGCCCTGGTACAAAATAATTCTTTTGGTGTGCCTTAAAATCATTATTTTGTACCATTTCACCCTTAGCAATATAACCATCCTTATTGGAATCCCAGACCTTATTAAGATCATAGGCAGCTGTACCTTTCTTATAACCATAGCCAGTAACTGCTGTATAAACATCAGCTACAGATGAGGATTTGCTAGGCTTAAAACCTCGTTCCTTAAAGTACTTTTCCACATATTGCATTTGTTCATCAAAAGACAATGAAGCAAATTTCTTGCGGGACATTCCATAGTACTTGCCCTTAGTGCCACCAGATCCTTTCATAAACTGGATTAGGCCTGTAGCACTGGAATTTGGATTTTTTGCACCAGGATCAAAACTACCAGCCGTTTCAAATGAAATTACTGCAGCTAGATCGTTAGGATTAATTCCAAGACGCGAGGCAACAGCCTGAATAGATTTTGCTTTATCCGCATTAAAGCCCTTTCTTTTAAGATCAGGATTAAATTGGAAGTTTCCACCCATAGCACTATTTAAAGCCTTCGCACCGTCAGTAACTGCTGCTACACCAGCCTTGGCCACATCCTGAGTGATCGTAGCAGCAGTTTTGGCTGCATTTACGGTTTTCTCAATACCCACTGTGGTCAGCTCAATGGCCTTATCGCGCAAGCCCATAATGACCTCGGCCAGCTCTTTGATCCGGGTAATGGCTGTTTCAATGCCACCAGCCCACTCGCCCCAGTCAATCAGGGATTTGCCACCATTCTTCCAGGTCTGGTAATCATCCCACAGCAAGGCAATTGCTGCAGCCAATGCCAGAATCAGGCCGATCGGTGAGGCCAGTATGGCCAGATTCAGTGCCCGGAATAAAAACAGTAGACCTTTAAGAATAGATAGCGCCCCGGCCAGTTTAGAGATAGCCGCAAACAACCCGCCAAAAATCAGCACCAGCATGGCAATTTTAAGGCCAGCGGCTAGAAATGCCTTGAGGCGTGGGTCTAATCCACTAAACCACTGGATGGCTGACTGCAGGCCAGTATTGATAATTTTCAACACCGGAATTAATGCCTTGCCTGCAGTCATTAAAATAACTTCAGACAACGCTTTTACAGTCATGGTGATGTCACGGAATTGCACCATGAAATCCTTGCCAGACTTGGCCATGTCATCGGACATACCCATATCTTTTTGCAGCTTCTGGTATTTTTCCATATTCTGCAAAAAGGCCGGGTCACGCATGGCCATCAGCGTATTTTCATCAATCCCCATGGCACTGGCATAAGCATTAGCCTGGTAATAATCCATGCCTGCCAGAGTCTTGGACATATCTTTCATAACCTCGACACGGTCACGCATTGCACCGTTCTGGTCACGGGTAGATACACCCAGATTATTCACCATGCCTTCATAGCCGGGTGACTGGCGAATTTTTTGTGACAGGCTTTCCAGTGTCTGCAGGGCATTGCCGGCTGTACCACCCATCTGGGAAATAGCAGCCTCAAACCCACGGATATTGCTGGCTGATGCACCAATGCGCTGGGATGAATAATAAAGCTTGTCCAGCTCACTGGCTGTTTTGGTAACTGCAATCACAGCACCTGTGGCCAGCCCCAGCAATACCGTGTTTAAAGATTTGGCCTTGTTTTCCACCCCTTGCAGGGTGTCCCCCATCCGCTTGGCGCCAGCATTATCAATGTTGAATCCAAGCGCGACCATAAAGTCACGAATTGTACTACCGCTCATTTTTCATCTTCTCATCCAGCAGGCGCTGGTTATCAGCCTGTACATCCAGGGCATCATTCATCAGCGCAATATCGGCAAGATCAAGTGTGCCGTCCTTGAGCGACTCATAACGGCACATCCCCTTGAGAACTGGCCGCATGAGCCAGTCCTCCTCGCCAGGTAAAGACCGGAAATTTACGTGGGCTGGTTCTCGATAGTCGCTTTCGTAACCAACCCGCGTATAAAATTTCCCAGGCTTGTACGCAGAACTGCAATAACCAGTGGCAGGATCTCGCCCAGCTCAAGGTCATCAAACATCAATGACCCATTGCTGCACACATTAGCCAGACCGCCACCAGTGTCACGCTTGACCACGGATAAACATTTTTTCAGGACGTAATCCGCGTTTTCATCAGACATGCCCGCCAGGGCATCAGCAAATGGCAAAGCCGCTTTGGCCAATCCAGATAAATCAACATCGGCCAGAACAGCACCGCCATTTTCATCTTTACTGGCCAGCTCCAGCTTATCCACCATTTCCTGAATACCACCCTTGGCCACTTCAGTGAGCAAGGGGGCAATCGTGGGAATCACTGGAGCAATACGCCGGGAAACATGCGCCTGGGAAAATACGTCCAGCTTGCCGATTGCATAGCTATGCTGGCCAACGGTTATCCGTTCCATTATTGGTATTCTCCAAGCTTGGTATCCAGTTTGATGGCATCAAACACCCATTCCACAATATCCGCATCCTTGGCATATTTGAGATCCGGCTTTTTCCGGAATGCACACAGTGATGCAGTGCCATTGTCCCCACTACCAGAATGGTTAAAGGTAATAGTATTTCTGCCCCACTTTTTACTATTGCCGGCCTGTAGGTTATACAGGTTCATCAGCTTGGCATTCGCTGGTGAGGTTTTAAGCAGGCGAATGGTAACTGCACCGGATTTATCAGCATGTAGTGAATGCATGCCTTCTCCATCGGCGCCTACGGTCATGGTATTTTTATCACCAGCTGCTGCAAAGGTAATCCCTTCATCTGCCACGGCCGCGCCATAACCCAAATCAATGGTGGCATCATCGCTCGTGAGCGAGGCAGCACAGTCCAAAAAAGAGTAAGTCGACATAGATCATTTCCTATTTGCGCCTCCTTTTCTGTTGTTTTCGACAACATACAGAGGTTGCGTATTTGTATAGTGACAAGCTTGTTTTAAATCATCTGCATTTGTTAGATCAAAAGCTGATAGTGGTTCAATATGGTCGATAGTCCATATCACCCCTCTGTTATCCCAGCGCATGTCGTGTTTAAACATGCGTTCAAGATGATTTTTAAAAAACTCAATAGAACAGCCTAGTTGTTGGGTAGCAATACAATTTTTACTATTCCTCCTTAAGGCATTGTTTAGATTTCTCCGAATCTGATTTCTTATCAAATATTGGATATTTTCTAACCGCTGTCTGCCTTCCCACTCCCGATGTCTTGCATTTACTTTATCCTTATTGCGCTTTTGGTACTCCAAAGCACGCTGATTGTATAAAGCAGTATTCTCACTACGTCTTTGACGCTCAAGCTCACGATACTTTTCAGGATTTTCAGCATATTTCTGCTTAAACCCTTCCAAAATCTTTGCCTTATTTTCTGCGTAATACTTTGCTTTATAAATTTTAGTGCACGGCTTGCAAACAGTATGAATCCCATCAGGCTTATTCTTATTCCTGACAAATTGATCTAATTCTCTTTGCTCGCCGCACCGATTACATACCCTCATAACAATATCCAAAATCACTAGATATTATTATTTTATCAATAAATGAGTACGACTCAAAATCCTTATTAGCGGTTAACATTGACCAGCACATCAACAAAATGCACTGCCCCGGCCAGTTTGATAGCCACCTGAATGGGTGGTGCCTTACGTGCTTCCCGATCTGCCTGTGACTGGGTATCGATGCTGTTTGCAAACACGTAATAGCCTTTAGATAGAAAATCACCGGCTTTTAGTGCACCAAACTCGTTACCATTCCATACACCAGGTGCCAGCAAGCCATTTCGTACTGCCTGATCCAAGCGGGCCTCAATGACTGCACAGATCCGGTTCATGCCGGCTGCAGTCTGTGGAATTTTAGTCCCACCGGTGTACTGCAGATTCCAGATCGCGGTCTGAACATCGTTTTGCAGCCAGTCCAGCCCGTGACGCTCATCAATGAATGCACCGTTACACATCACCCCTTCCTGAATGATGGCTGTGTCATTGTTGTATTGCACAAAGACGTTGGCATTCTTGGCTTTGAGTGCTGCGGCCTGACTAGTTGTCAGCTGCTCGGCCACTACCGTGGGTTCCTGCTTAAATTTCAGGGTAATGGTAGTATTGCTGCCCTGAAAATTCACACTGAAGGCCCGGCCAAACAATGAAGCGGCTGCATACGGTGTGGTGGTAGAAAACTGCACAAAGGTACGGGCAAGGCCAAGCTGCTTGAGCTTATACGGAATATCTGTTGTAGATCCGCTGGCCAGTGCATTGGTGTCGCTGGAAGTCACACCAAAAATGCGGGATTGATCCAGGCTTTCAATAAACTGGCCTGTTGCCAGAATATCTGCCTCACCCAGGGTGGAATCAGCTACCATACAGCCATACCAGTTGGCAGTCATATCAACCGCTTTTTGAACTGTGGCCAGAATATTCTCAGCCGCCACGCCATCAACCGGTGCAGGCGCCTGACTGGACTGCAGGCCTAGTAATGCGGCCAGCGCACCATCGGCCGCATAACTGACTGTCGATGCTGGGCCAGTGGTTGCACTGATAATGTCAAAGCGCTTTTGGCCACCATCCCAGACACACGTTGCTGCAGGTGACAATTTGGCAGAAATTGCTGAAGCCACCCCATTAATATTGGTCACCCCTGACAAATTGATAGCAGTTAGACTTTTGGCAGTACCATCAACCGTGATGGACATGGTGCCAGCAGTGATTGCCTGAAAGCCTGATAACGCCTGCTCGGCTGTCGTCAGGATCTTGCCATGCAACAGCCCGGCGGTTGCAGTTTTTGGCCAGCGGCCAATCAGCACTACTGCAGGCCGTGGGGACTGGGCAAAGTATTTCTGTGCTGCCAGGTACTCTGGTGCAGAAATACCAAAATCGCTGGCCACAGATTCAATGTTGTTATAAGTCCGGATTCGCTCGCGGGTATCAATCACGGGAGAAGTACCCAGGATTAACAGCGCGCCAAAATCACGGGTGGCCGCTGCCGTGGGTGCCATGTTAAGCGACACATTAACAACGGCGGATACTGGCAATTGAGCCATGATTACTCCTTAGCCACCAGTGAAACTAACAACTGGCGGACTGTTAAAAGGTTTAATTTGATAGGTACGCTCAACCTTGCGCCGGATGGTAAAAGGCAGGTCATAACGTCGAATGAATTGCTGGTTGACCAACTCCGGGATACTGAGAATATCGCCGTGGCCAATCAGCTTGGCCTTGATTGCAGACAGTGGCTGGTTATTTTGATGGATGGCCAAACCATCACGGAAAAGCTCGGCATACTCAAAACCACTAGGGCCATAGAACGTCACCAGCACATCAATGGTGATATGCCGGATATAGCGAGTATTTTCGTCCTGTTGCTCCAGTGCTGGCCCGGCATCAGCACGACTCAGCTTTGCGCCAATTGCTGCCCAGTTCTGGTCTGGCTCTGGCATTTCCGGAACCGTGGGCTGCCAGCGCGGCCGCACCATGAAACCCGGTAGGCCAGTAATCCCTACCACATGCGCCTGCAGTGCATCTTCCAGTTCCTCATCTAACGGCAAAGCGCCGCCGCCAGGCGTGAGATACCCACCTGTTGCTGATGTATTGGCCATAGAATTAACCTGAAGGTTTAAGGGATTTTAAGGTACAAACTGCTTTGACAAAGCCGCGCCCAAAATGGCTGTAATCCTTTACAGTCAACACCGTGTATTTATTGCCACGCCAGGTAATTTCGTCAGCATCTGAGGCACGAATACCCTGAGTCAACCGAAAGCGGGTTACCACGTTAATGGCACCCGAAACAATTGAACCATCCGGCATACGATCCAGCTTTAAGCCATCGTTAGCCGTGACAATGGCCGAAAATGGTGTGCTGGTTGGTGTATTGTCCGCCCGGCCTTTCTCGTTAATGGTCTGGGTGTTGCGAATACAGACCAGCCCTTTATCAAAAAAGCGCGGGTCATTAATAACCCGGCTGACATCCAGTGTGGCCATAACTACTCCTTGTCGCGTAAGACATAAGTTACCGAATTACGCATTTGTGCAGTATCAATCAGAGGTTTGACCAGATTGCTGTCCGCTGGTCCCTGCTCAAGCTGTTTAAGGTACTTCCGTGCACCCTTGCGGCCTTTGCGTGCCCGCTTCTTGATCGTGGCCAATGATAGTGGCGTGAAATCACCACTGTTCAGCGTAGCCCGTACCGAGTTCTGGGCAACCATGCCGGCCGCATTCAGCTGGCGAACCACACCAGCTGGTGAACCATCCAGCGCAGCCCCCGCCGCCTTTCCCAGCCGATCAGCGACTTGATCCTGTACCGCTTCCACGCCTGGTACCAGAAATGGCCGCTCCGGAATATTCTGGAGCGGTGAACCGTTTTCCTGTGTATAGGCAATTTCTGCATTGGTTAGCCCAGAATCTGACCTAGGCTCTCCATGCGGAATACCGACCATCACGTCTGTTTTACCCAGTTCCTGCAGGGCAGCAAAAATGCCTGCCAAGCCATCACCGGTTGCAGTCACGCTCACAGTTGAATACCTCCAGCACCAAACATCATGGCCAGCTGGTACAACTGAATACCATAAGTGGTTAAATTCCAGTGGCCAGCATCGGCAAAGGTGATAGATCCCACGTCCATGGAAACTGATACACCATCCACTGACTTGGAAGTTTCCACCCCCACCACATTGCCGACCGCATCCGGCCCCACCGTTTCTGATGCCGTACGCTCGCGCGAATACAGCACCAGATAGTGAGCCACATACAGGGTTAGGCCATCATCCAGACAATCCTGCCAGCGACTCTCCGGGAGCATTTTTTTACCCAGGCGTAAATACATCTGGATATGGAATGACGGATAATCAGTAGTGCTGGCAAACTCCGGCAGGCTTTGCCGGAAAGTCGGTTCGTCTAGCATGATTTACCCTCAGGCAGGTTTGTCGGCCGCTGGTGCAGATTTGGCTTTTGCAGCCGCCAATTCTTTTTCCAGTGCAGCAATACGGTCATCCTTAGCCTTGCTCTCTGTTTCAGCCTTTTTAAGGCTGGCCGCAGCATCACTGGCCAATTTGGTTTTACTGGCCAGATCCGCCTCAAGCTTGGTAACTTTAGCGGTAGCCTCGGCTGACTTTTGCTCATGCTCTCCAGCTGACTGCTTGGCTGTTTCCAGCTCAGACTGGGCGCTGGCCAGCTGCTGCTCCAGCTGGGCAATCACCTCATTAGCTGCAGTATCATCCGTCAGCTCTGACAGATCCTGACAGTGCGCCTTTACAAACCAGTGGTCGGCCAGTTCCTGACTGACGTCTTGCAAACCCGGCTTTAAATGCACGGTATCGGCACTATCAGTAGTCAAATTGACACTGATAGGTTTATTGATAAAAACCTTAGGCATGATGCCTCCTTAAATGCCGTCGGCATAAGCCGCAGTTTCTGGATAGACCCACTCAACCACACCCATACGACCAAAATAGGTGGTGAGTTGACGCAGATCACGATATTCGATTGGTGTACGCTGAAGCGGAACCAACGGAAAGCGAACGCGGCTTTCATCCTGCGTATAGGCAACCATACGGTTAGTCCCTGCTGCACCACGGCCTGATAACCATTTTAGTGGCTGAATATCCAGTGGACGACCGTTAATGGTATTAGACAAACTATTAACCTTTAAGAATTCCAGGATACTGATATTGCCGGCATCACTAACCACACGACTGACCAGTTTGCTAAATTGCACTGGTGGTAACAGTAATTTGTCAGGCACTACCGCATAACCCGAAGCAACCCATGCATTGTTCAGGATCAGGTTGACATCATCTAAAATTTGCTGGGGTGTTTTGGTATCCCATGTATTACCCGGTACGTTAGTAGACGCTACCTTAGAGGAGTTCACCAGACCTTCCACACCCAAACGGGTATCCCCAATATAGACCTGCTCGTCAACGTCCATGTTGTACTTGAGCATCAGGCCGTTGTACTTCTGGACATCCACTGGCCGTCCAAGCTGCCGTGCTGATTCAAGCTCTGGTAGTGTCCAGCCCAGCTGCATGCCCCACAGCGTTAATGGCTGGGCAGTCTTACCAATATCCAGCGCAATACTGGTGATGGCATCAGTATCCTTACCGATCCATGCCTTACCATTGGGTGAATTGCCACCAGCTGCTGCAAAGCTGCTATTGGTGAAACTGGAGGTTTCATCGGCAATTGACACATCGCTACGCAGGTCAATATCACGACTCCAAGTAACACTGGCCAGTGGCTCGTGCATGGTCTGGTCAAGGCGTTCTAGCTCGCCAACCAAAAAGGCACCCGTACTATCAACAGTTTGGGTATCAAAAGTTGCAAATTGGTCGCGGGTACGTCCACGACGAATAACAGGCGCTGCGGCCAGCCCAGCTGCAGCCATTGAACTGACAATGGCCAAACCTAATTTGTTTTCACGCATTGTGAATTTTTCCTTAAATTTCAGGCATAAAAAAACCCGCTTTACGCAGGCCTGTTTAAACCAATAGATTAGATGTTAAATGCAATTTCCACATTGCCCTGGGCGTCTGCCTCGCTCATAAAGCGTGCCCCGGTAATCGCAATGGTGTTGGTGCTATCGGCTACCGCTTCAATACCACCAATAGGCTTGCCTGCAGCAGCATTGGCCACACGCACATAAACCACGCCATTTAACGCAGCAGTGCCAGCATTGTTGGTTACAGTCATATAACCACGGCGAAGCACATCAGCCACACCTGAGGTGGGTGGTACTGCTGCACCCTGGGCATTGGAGCTGGACTGGGTGGGATAAGCACGCACCAGCAGGCCGTATACATCAGCTGCAGTATCGCCGGCACCAATCGGCACCAGCTTGCCAGATACCACCTTGCCGAAAATACCAAAGCTTGCAAATGGTGTGGCACCCAGCATTACCGCTTCAGTGGTTGCATGTGAGCGGCGAGTTACATCACCAGGAATGCCGGAAGGCATCCGGTATAGAATGGAATTACCCATAATAAGAAAACCTTAAAATTAATGAATGTGAATTAACCTTAAATACTTATGGATCGGCCGTTACTTGCTGGCGCGATCCTGCCAGTACTTGCGGTTGGCGGCGTTGATTTCAGCGGGTGTACGTGGCTTATTCCCAAAGTCCTTGGTGCCAATACCACTACGCATACCCTGACTATTGTTTTGCTGGCGGATCAGCTCAGAGGCACCAACAAAGGCAGCATCCAGCGTAACGGCCGGCAATTTAGCAAAATCAGAGTTGCCCCCAACAAAAGGATCAATGGCTTTTTTGCCATCTTCAGTGCCGTAAGCCTTGGTTAAGGCGCTAACCTTGCATTGGCGTACCAGCTGGCCAACATCCTTGGCTTTGGCATCTAAAGTGGGCAGGCGAATACCTGGTGACAAAATTTCTGCCCGCGACACCACATTTTGTAGAGAATCACCCGTATAGGTAACTTCACCCGAATCATCCTTTTTTTGTGCCGGTTCAGCGCCAAGAATGTCATCCTTGGTTTTATCGTCATCCGGATTGTCTTCATCATCCTTGGTTTTATCCGGATCGGCATCAGGATCTGATTCAGCATCTTTAAAGCGTTTTTCCAGCGCCTTAAAGCGTTTATCATTCTTGGCATCCATGGCACGGATAGCAGCAAGAATAGCAGCACCATCGCCAGTCGGAGTTGGGTTGTTTTCTTCATCTGGTTCATCCTCACCGTCGCCAGTTTCAACTTCCAACTCGCTATCCTCAGCTGCCTGAGCCAACTTTTCAGCTTCCTCGGCATCCCCAGTTTTAATGAGCTTTCTAATGCGGTCGGCAAAACTTAATTTTTTGGACTGCACGCCAGCCTTGGTTTTAGTCTTGGTAGACATGGTTTTACTATCTCCTATGGCGCAACGTGTGCCGCACCGTCCTCTTTCAACTAATGCAACATGATTACCAATAATGTTGCGCTGGATCCCCCGGCCTGGCGCTGTCTGTTCATAGTCAGCGTCATAACCTAGTGAAATTTCAATTTTGCCCTTTTGAACATCGTCGATGGCCTGCTTATCGGTAATGAGCAGATCTGCAAACAGCAGGTCATCTTCAATGCCGGTGCCACGGCGCACGTTAAAGCAGTTGCCGGCTGCATGTTCCTTCCAGTTGTCCGGGCCTACCCAGTCGTCCGGATGATCGTTGGTGACTACCTTGCCCTCAAAACTCATCAGGGTAGCAGGCATAAACAAATCATCCGCTGAACGGGATACTGTAATAATGCCGTTCTTGGCATCTACCGGAATTTCTCCATCGGCATAGGTCAGCTCACCAGTACGGGCTATGGCCACATCACGACATAGCAAATAGCCCTCTGGTGTAAGCTCGCGCGTCTTACCAATTTTTTCTGTAGTGTAAAAATTGGATTTATCTTTGGATTTACCTTTTTTGCTCATAATCAATCCGGAATAATAGGTTCGGCATAACAACGACAATTTGGCAAACAGCCAGCATGGCCAGTCATACCATCTAAAGTAGGTGGATCGTTCCATTTAATAGGTGTGCCATTAATGGCTTTATGACTGGGCCTAACGTCGCCATCACCAGAGGTACGCCAGATATAACTGTCGCTGCCAATGGCCAGCGCACGTGCCTGTGTAAATGTGGTTGCCGCCCTGGATACTTCAGTACGGGCAATGGTATTAGCCCGTGATTTGGTCACATGGCCAGTGGCCATAATCAGGCCAGAAATCTCGCTGGCCCGAGTACCGTCAATCACTGCCCGGGTGGCCAGATCATGTACCCGCTGTGCGGCGTCCAGTGGCAGGGATTTAATCAGCCTGACCTGATCGGCCAGCAGTTGCTGCATCACCACACCAGTGTCCGCCAGGCGGATTTCATTACGCAGGCCGCGCGACATATCCTGTGCATACAGCATCCAGGTCTTTTCGTCTCGCAAGGCAACGTCCGTCAGAATCCGGCCAGCCGCATTGGTAGCCCAAACGTCTAATGTTTCCGAATAATGCCGCAATGCTGACACTAGGGACGGATACACTGCCGGGTTAGTGACATCAAAACCCTTTACCAGGGAATCAATATAACTGGCGATTTTGCGAAGATCCTGGCCATACTTGATTTCAACTTTGCGTGCCCTATGCGGCGTGTGACGTGGCCGCTGGTTTCGCTGGGTCTGGGTCATCAATCAACTCGCTGGGTGGTGGTGGATCATCGGTAGCCTGTTCAATATCGTCATCCGTGATATTCGACCAGATACCAGTAGCCTCACTGGATTGACGCAACTCCTTTAATGCAGTCTTGCGGTCAATCATCCCGGCATCATGGGCTTCAATTACCGTAGTCGTGATTGAGCTGGCAATTTCGGCCTTTTCCTTGTCGGACATTTGCCATAGCGAGGTAAAATCAAGGCTGAAATTATCCGGCAAGGGTTGGCCAAGCACTGAGCGGGACAGCACGCCATACAATTTGGTCAGTGGTGACCGCAAGCGGCGTTCCTGCTGCTGCTTGATATTGTCGTAATACGTGGTGAGATCACTCTCACCAGTACTATTAAGCCCAGCTGGTGACTGGCCAAACAGACGTACTAGCGGAATGCCTAAGGCACCAGACAGTTGCTGGCCAAATTGCAAAAGAATGTCTGACAGACCAGAAAAGTTATACTGGTGGGCTTCATAAGTATCTCCCCCATCCATGACGGTCATGCCTTCATTGGACTGCCACAGCCGGATCTGTTCCATCTGCTTAATCAGGGCATTAAATGCCGGGCCACCAGTAGCAATAATTTTACGCAGGTCTGGCACTTTATAGGTGCGCAGGTGAGCCTTGTAGACCAGCTGAGCGGCGCCCGTGGTGGTACTATCAAATGCAGTTAAACGATCAAACAGGCGCTCAATGACGGACTGGCCCCAAAGGTTTTCTGCCTGGGATTGCCAGAACGGCAAATCCACCCCATCAATCCGGATGATCCGGCTGTAATGGATACGCTGGCCAGCTAAACCTTTGGCGCCGATAATCACATCGTAATATTTCGGCATGCCCAGATCCGGCCCCAGATCAGTGACCAGATCCTGCAAATCCGGTTGCAGCTGCCAGCGATCCAGCACCAGTAGACCTTTAAACTGGCCCTTGGTGATGGAATCCATATTTAATGGCGTGCTTGCCCGCTGGCCATCAATCAGCATGACTGCAATGGCACCGCCATATAGCCGCCCCCACTTGATCGTGTCACATAGGTGATCCCAGATCCGCAAACGCTCCAGCTCTTTGGCCATACGCTCCATATCATCCGGATCAATGTCCCCCTTCAGGTCAACACCCTCGCGAGTCATATCTTCAGCAACAACATCCACCGCCTGGCCAACAACCCAGCTGGTGCGGTACATGGCTTCAAGCTGCATCCGGTTACGACTAATAAAATTAAAGCCATAACTGGAGTGGTCATGCTGGCTACCAGCACCCCAGCCCAGACGCGCTGCCAGATTCTGGAAGCTGTCCATTGTAAATTTTGCTAAACCCATAAATACCTCTAAGACCCCAATGCCTCCCATACGCTGAGGTTGGAAATTGCAGGGTTGTAACAGATCATCACGCTATCAGCGCGGTTCGGTGATTTTGTGCCGTCGGGCTGCTTATTGACTAGCAGCTTGCCAACACCGTTTTTGCTGTATGTGGGTTGGGACAGCTCAACCAGCAGCTGCTCATACTCGCTTTTGTCCATGTCGGTACTCGAAATGGAAATCAGGTCGTCCGGGTTATAGTCCATGCCTTTGAGCGCCCGGTAGGTTGCCTGGAAACGTAAACGCAGCGACCACCACGCCTGGGCTTTCAGGTTGGCAAAATAGTCCTGATTCTTGCGGCTCTCGACCATTTCACCCTCAGGATCATGCACACTGGCCGAACCCCTAAAAGGCTCCACCGTGACTTCTGGCCAGCCCTTTTCTCGGCGCTGTTCATTGATTACGCGGGCATCACCCCGGACACCAGCACCCAGCCCATCAGCGTCGTAATACATCTGGCTAAAATCATTCTCAACACACAGATCCATGGCTTGCTGAGTTGTGCCAAAAATGTCGTCGCCCTTGCCAGACCATGACTTGAGCTTTTGCAGCACAATGCCGTGTCGGCCAGCAAACGAGTTTTGATCCTTGCCCTCGTCGGCCACATCCAGTGCACCGAAACGCTGGCCAGTAGCAGCAATGTCCAATTTGATATGGGCGTCGACCGCCGCCATGACCCACTCATGTGGAATAAGCACACCTTCCACTGAAGCGGCATAGTTAATGTCAACTTCCTGAGCCAACACCACATCGTCCAGCGTAATTTGCTGTTTGACATACCACGGGTGGATCAGCTGGCCACGATACTCAACTGACCAGCTTTTATCTGGATTCTCACGCCACGGCATGGTGAACACGGCATATTTGCCACTAAACCGATCCTGATACGCCTTATTGCCCACACCGTTGGGGGTGGTGCCTTTAATATGCACGTTGGTATTCTGGCTGATGGCCGCGTCGGTAGACTCCTGATTTGGCACGAATGCCCATTCGTCCAGCAGGTACATTGATGTACGGCCACCACGGCCGATATTGTCGCCAGCTTCACCGGTAATGGTGGCACCGTTGGCAGGATTCACAATACGCAGGTAATTATCATGCTCACGCTGGGAAAACCCGTTAGGCTTCATCCAGTCGGGCAACTTGCTGAACATATCGCGGAATTTATGCAGCAGGGTTTTAGGATCGCCTTTCTTGTCCACCAGATCTTCTTTACGGCTACCCACACCAGCTGCAAACCCATCAACGAATAGCCAGTGATGCAGAAAAAAGCCTAGAACTACATAGCTCATGCCTTCATCACGGGATTTATCAATATAGCCGTGGGTCTGGGTAGACTCACGCTCTGCAAGCCAGTGCACCAGCTCAACCTGTTTTGGCCGTAATACAAACGGCAAATTGGCAGGCAGGCCAAATGCCATACCGCGTGGATCGTAGGTCCATACCCACTGATTAAACCAGTGCACCGGATCAGCCTTGCACTTATCCAGCTCAGCCTGGCGGCTGGCGGGTGTGGCATCAGTAAGCTGGCGATAGTAATAGCGGCGTACCATCTCATCCCGAACCTCGGGCAAGCGTACATTGATTGTCCACTCCTTGATGAGTGGTGCAATCTCATCAAGTGTGTAGATCATATTTTACCGTCCAGGCAAAGCCGTGATAATTCATCAGTTGATAGGTTGGCCAGCTGCTCTGGTGTGTACTGTGGTTGTGCAACCGGGTGCAATGGCTGGCCATCCTTGCCAGTGACTTCCTGCCGGGTGACACGGCCGTCTGTTTCCTGAAAGGCCTGTTTTATGATGCTTTGCTTAACAACCTTATTTTTGCCTGCGCTGTCGTACATATCCTGCAATTCACGCAAGCGATATGCCTTGTTGGCCAGTGGGATGTCTATAATATTTTCCCGAAATTCCTTGCGGGTCTTATGAAACAGCTCAACAAATTTTTTACTGAGGTTTTTGCCAGCCGCCTTGGTTGGGTCGTAAAGCTGTACCTGTTTGCGGTCTATATCCAGTCCATATTCTTGCTTGACAGCCTCAGCCACTTTTTGGGGTGAAATCATGCAGGCAAGCGACTGTACTATATAGATTTTTACAGGCTCTGATAAAGTAGCCATACCCCCCTCTTTGTCTAGCTACGTCTAGCAAGACAGACAAAAAAATGAGCCGAAGCTCACTTGATAACGACTGCCCCGCAGCCTCGCTCCACTTCAGCATCCAGCACAAACGGTGCGGTGTTGGCAATGTTGGCCAGTCGCTGTGTACCTTCGCTTGCACCCCAGCGTCTAACCGTATCGAAAAATTCTTCCACGTCGTGATTAACCAAACGATGCTTAGGTAGGCCAGTGACATTACTGGTAATCATCTCGCCATCTTCATCGCGCTCTACACCGATATGACATAGCTCATGGTCAACCAGTGCACAAAACTCCCGATCAGTCGCCGTTTCACAATAACTCGCATCCAAGGTAATAAGGTATGTGGGTGTAAATCCAAACCATTCACGCATTTGCTGTTCCTGACGTGCTTTCTGCCAGCCACCAGCACGAAAGGCCACACGCTCACACTGGCCAAGCACCAGGCTATTTTTATTTTTAGCCGGTGCGGATGCCCAGGCAAAGGTTAAAAATCCTGTGCCTTCTTTCGCTGCATCAATCAGATCAGCAATATGCTCATGTTCCGGGTTATACAGTGGACTACCAATAGTTAAAAATGTACGTTTTACCCAGGCCAGCACTTCAGGTGCAGGGATCAGCTCAACCACTGGATCAAGCCCAGATTCCAAATCTGCTTTAGCCTGATCCAGAAAATTTACTGGTGGGAATGGTCTAACGAGGTCAGTCATAGAAACACCGGAAAACTAACAGCCAAATAAATAAATAAACTGGCCAGCAAAACCAAAGCGGCCAGCACGAAATACACCCCGTATCCACGATCCATGTGCACCCCGATAAAATGCCTGTTGGCCAGTCAATAATTAGTTGTGACAGTCACATTTAATTAGGTTAAAATTTATGCTCTATCCAGTGAGCTATAAGAATGAAAAATGTAGAAGATAAATACACAGCGGATCTGTTTAAGAACCCTGTAGGCCGTCCACCCAAAATTGATAAATCTGGCAAGTCAGCAGCACAACGCAAAAAAGATCAGCGTGAACGACTTACGCTACGTGCGGCCGCAAATGATTTTGACCAGGCTGTTTGCCTGCATGTGCTCAACAATAAGCAGCTACGGGAAAAATACGGTGTGCTGGCCTGCCAACATTTAGAGAAAATATTAAGCAAATAAAAAATCCCGACTGCTGCCCCTCCCCAGTAACAGCAGTCGGCTGGTGCAATACGCTCACCCAAGCACAAACTATTTAATTCTCTTGCTGGCCATCAACTGGCGTAAATCCTTTAACCGATCCAGGGCTGCATAAAACTTATTATCTATTTCGGCCAGCTGCTCTGGTGTCTTGCCGGCGCGTGAACATGAGCCATAATGATCAAGCTCAGCTTTGGCCAGCCGTATCTGCTCAAGCAATGACATACAAAGTCCTTTTCAATAGGCACAAAAAAACCCGGCGCAGTGGCTGGGTTTGGTTGAAATTCTGTGCCAGCTCTTTTCGTTTAGCCTGCTGGCGAGGCTGCTAACAATTTAGTCCGCTGTTAGCTACGTCTACTCACTTACTCACAAAATACCGAATTGGCACGGGATAATGCTTCCAGTTTTCATTTTATTGGTCGGGGCGATCAACTCCCTGATTTTTGAAGTTCCTACAAGTCCAATTCATACCGATCAATAGTATGGGTTTAGATTGGCCATAAAAAAAGCCCAATCTTTGGGGGACTGGGCTATTAAGCGTACTGGGCTTGACTTACACAAAACGCCAGTTTTACATAAAACTACACCCTAATTTAACGAAATGCAAACTTTATTTTACTAAAGACACCCAGTACGCTTTTTAAAGTATTCCAACGCCTTTTTTTGCTTCTTGCGGGCAGCTGGTATGGTGCATTGTTCCATGATAGAGAGTGCCTTATCAGTCCACTCATGCTCATAGCGAAGTATTAAATACCAGGCACAGCGGCTTTCATCCAGATCAATTCTGGCCAGCATTTCCTGCAATACCTTACTGACTGCTCTGGCCTCAATATCATTAATTTGCAGATCTGGACGAATTGGTGTGGCCTGCCTAACTTTTTTAGTATCAGCTTTATCAATCATGACGGCCAATGGTGAGCTGTCACCACCGCCTGCACCAGCCTGACCATAAGTTGGTGTATTGAGCCATACGCCATACTGGATCACCCAATCAGCAGCACTAAACCGTTTCCAGTTGACCACTTGTAAAACATGTAATCGCTTATCCGTCCCCATAACAACCCCCCAAAGTAGTTAAACTTCCCTGATCTCAATGCCGTGAACAACTTTCATCAAATGTTTTTTTAAGCGGTATGGCCGCAATTTACGAGTTGCCGCACTCTTAACGTCCTCAACCACCAGCTGGCCAGTAGCATCGGTATAAACAAAATCTGCCACATACCGCATGGCGGGTGTTTTGCGCTTTTCAGAGTTGTATTTAACCCCTGCGGCCAGCTCGTAAGACACCTGCATGCGTAGATTCGTGATCTGGTCAGCCTGTAATAGCAGTTTTAAACCCTCGTACCGCAGACCTTCCTTTTTTGACTGAAACTTAAACCCATCAATTTCAACAGACTGATTATTATATTTAGACCGCTTTTTAGGCTTTGCCTGCTGCCCTGCTTTAGCTACTGGAGCAAATCGGCGACGGTATTCTTCCATGGACATGCTAGTCAATCTTGTACCCCTATACCCTGTAACTGGCTTTTAACAGCCACCTTGGCCGTTTGCTGCAACTCGTAAATGTGATAGTCACTTAAATTTTCTTCAGCACAGCGCTGTTTAAACATTTCTCGCGCTTCCCGAACTGCCAGCTCCAGCTGGGCCAGTACCAGGGCAGATCCGGCCAGGGAATCACTAACCGGCTTCATTTGGCCACCAGTCTATTGAGCTTGCTAAATACCGCGTAATAAGACCGATCCAGTACAAAAGCCATTTGGTATGGTGTGTATCCATCCCGGTGCATGGAAAGCAGTGCTGTCACCTCACATGGCCACCAGCCACCAATGGTGCTGTAGTAACGATGGGTTTGCTGGCAATAAATCATGCTGCACCTGGTGTACGCTGGCGCTGTTGCTGTTTGGCCAGTAGATCAGCCTCTGCCTGTACTGCACGTTGCTGGGCTTCCAGCTGTGCGGCCTGCTCTGCTTCACGCTCAAGCTGCTTGGCCATGGTGTCATTGGCCACTTTGCCGTGAATTAAACGAGCAAGGCATTTCTCCGGGGTTTCCCCTTCCTGAATATTCTCGCGGACTTGGCCAACGGTATAACCACAGCCAAACGGTTCCCAGTCTGGCCTATCTTCAAAAGATGGGTTTTTAGGGACTGGGGATTCTGTCTGGCGCTGTGAATGATCAGGCTGCTGTTTTGCTGGCTTCGCTGGTTTTTGGGCAGCTGGTTGAACTTGAGCCTTTCTCCGGGCATTCACGATCCAGACACGAAGATGCAGGTACAGCTGGTTTTCAGTGTGGCCCTTACCGTGGTTGTTGCGGTTGAAGTCTGCAAGCTGATCGGCAAGCTCTGTCTGGCTAACCGGTGGATAATCCTTCTCGGCCATCAAACTGTTCAGGTGCTCAAGGTTAGGTATCCACAGTGCACTTGCCTGCTCTGCCGTTAAAAACCCATCGGGATTTTTTTTATTTTTTTCTAAAGATATATTATCCCTATCCCTATCCCTTACTTCTCCCTTTCCCTTAAGAGCATTTTCCGCAGGATTTCCACCGGAATTATTTTTATTTCCAGTGGAATGATTACCGGATTCTTTGGAATTAGGTTTGGAATCTTCGGAAATAGTTTGCCATTCTGCTGGACTTCCTACGGCTATCCATAATTCAATGGTTGGAATTTCTACAGGTGGGAGTCCGCTTTCTTCCAGTTTCTTATTGGCTTTCCGTAGGCGATCTGCAAATTTAGCGTAGTGATGACGTTGTTTGCCTGCCCAGCTTTCCTGTGCTTTTTCACAGATAACTGGATGATAATAGCGGCCGTCCTCGCATAGTACCCAGCCATGTAGCGCCTCGTCTTTAATATTGAGCCATTCTTTAACGACACGGCCAAAGCCGGCCAGATTGGATAATACACGGTCATCAGCTGGCAGACTGCCTGCTGGAACCTGATGCCAGGCTGCACACCACAGCAGCAGGCCTGAACGAAATGCCTCGGCACTGGTCAGTGCGGTAAAATCGCTATCACGCAACCGCACCACATCCAGTGGCATATAGGCAAAGTCCCGCAAATCAATATTGTCGGGTATTAATGGTGCTGTCATTGCAAACTCCCTACTTGACAGCCTGGGCTGTAAATAAAACGGTTACATCAGTTTGGATAAATTGAGAAAACACAGTGCTACCGCCATTTTGAATAGCCTGGCGTATTTCCTGATCCAGACTTTTTAGCTGTTCAATATTTTCTTGGTGCCACTTGTCCAGTAGTTTCCTTTCAAACTGGGTTAATGGCCGTGGCTGGGTGGTTGTATGAGGTTTTCGTGACATCAGGCTCCCCTCCACACCAGAATTTCAGATTCGCGCCGACGGTTGAAATAGGCAAAAATGTCTGCCTTATTAAAGGTGCACGCAACAATCAGGCTTCGCCCTTTTCTAACGGCATACTGTTCAACGAATTTGCGATCTAATGACCAGCAAATAGATTGATCAGCCTCAATCGAATCATCACAGCACCGATAGGCTGTGACTGTTTTTGGCAAGCGTGAAAACTCACGACGTTCGCTTGTTTTCATTAGTTTGTGGCTGTTGCGACGCTGGCTTTTGAATAACGCAATCCAGCGGGTTTGGTCTTTAAAGCAACCTCCCGCTTTCCACGCTGTACCCAGAAAATTCCAATAGGTATTGTCATCGGTAATTTGTTGGCCATACTTTTCCATGAAAGGCAAAGCCAGACTGTGCGGGATCTGCGTAAACAGAATTGCTATGTCACGGTCTGTCATGCAGTCCGCGATGGGTTTAATGGGATGCCTTAACATTGTGCACCCCCTGGCAGATACTCTGGATCGATGTCACACCAGCACTGGCCAAAACTGCTATACATGAGCGGTGTGGGCGCCCAGATCGGTGTAACGTTATCCTGGTGCAATTTGATGTACCGGGTAGCTGTAGCAATCTCTAACATGCGCCCGAAAATGGACTGAATGCTGCCCACCTGATTGGTAGCAATGCCACCGGCCTGGCCTTTCTGGGTAAAGTTCACCTGGTCGCCCACGTAGTAGCGGCGGTAGCTATGCGGGATGCCTTTATATTTTTTGCAAGCCTGACAAAAGAATTTTTCGGCCAGTGTCAGCTCAACTGACTTGGCTTCTTCTTTAATCAATGGGCGTACATAGGTTAAGGCAAATTCAATACACCCATGCTCATGTAGGCTTTTTTCAATTAATACTGCTTGCGGCGGACTAACCTTAAACTTCCAGCCCATCTGCTGACGCCAGGATTCACGCAATACCATGGCATTTTTAACCGGATGGTCATTTTTACGCAGGTTAGCGCGGCATACTTCCATCATTTCTTCCAGCAGGTTTAAGGCCAGCTGGTGATACTGGTGCACCTCAAGTAGGTGCAAATTGGGTGCTTTAGTCGGCCGTTCTTCATAACGATTCATAATGACCATCCTTGGCCAGTAGCCATCTGGATAATATTAAGAGCAAAGAAAAATATGGCAGTGGCGCGCCACCAAAAGCGGCCATTGCACTTGTTGAGGTTCTGCTCGGCAAGCCGTACAACATGATCCTGGCATGCAGTCAGCAAAACTTTGGTGTTACTGCATTTAAGGCAATCCGGTGTTTTATCAAGATTGGCAGCTGGCAGTGTTTCCAGCGCTTTATGCAGATCGCGTAACTCGCACTGGGTAGTAAACATGCTGTTGTTTTTGATACCAGCATATTGCTGAATACCCACAAAGGCCCAATGGCCATCCTGATAAAGACGGAATCGGTCATCGTAATAATGGGTGATTCGGTCATCGGCCAGCTGGTACTGCGCGATATATGCTGTACCAATTGGGGCCTGCTTGCGGATCTGGTGTGCTGCTGCCCGTCCACCAAGGTTCGCTATTAATTGACTTGCTTCTATACTCATGGTTAAATTTCCTTTCGACTAGTTGTACCGTTCGTTACTCGCAATAACGAACACCTAAAAGCCCTTGCTGTTCGCAGTTAGGGCTTTTTTATTGCCCGGATTTGTTGCGGTCGCTCTGCTGCGCATCGTTTTATTCGTTCCCTGTTAAACCAAAAATCTTTTGTCTAACCTTCGTTTCATGTTCGATTTGTTCGAGATGAGGAATGATTAGATTTTCAAAGGTGTACTCACTGGCCCCCTGGCCTGCTCGCTGGCAATCAGCCAAACCAACAAGACGATCCTTTACAGCCTGTGGCATGTGTACGGTGATAGAGGCGTCTTTCTTGCCCCGTGCGACTTGGCGCATGTTGTTTCCCCTGTTGCGGCGACGTCCTTTCCCCATGGTGATTCCTTCCAATTGGTGGTTAAGTGGTGGCTTGTACAACCTGATTAGTTTCACTGGCGGAAGCAAAGCCAAAGTGCTCAAGTACATCCATCTCGGAAACCTGACCATTGCTCTCTGCTGCCAGAGCTTTACGCAATTTTTTTCTTGGTTCTTTATAGCCATACAGCAAATGAGTCATGAGATAGCCTGGCGTAGTACCGGCTCTAATGGCATACGCTTCCAACTCCTCAGGGCTTAACTGAATTAAGAAGTCTCTAAATTTCATGGTTGCCTCTCCTTTTAAAGAGAATATTACCTTTTAGGTAATATAAATACAACCTTTTTTGTTGTTTACCTTTTAGGTGATAAGAGTAAGAATTTGCTAATGGACAATAGAACGATTCGCTATAACAACGTGCGCTATTTGGTTGATTTAATTGGTGGGGTTTCCAACTTTGCTGAAAAGATCGGAAAAGGCCAATCGCAAGTTAGTCAGTTCGCTGGCACTAATCCCATTAAAGGTATCGGCAATAAAATTGCCCGAGAGATTGAAGCCGCCCTTCAGAAAGATCATGGCTGGCTAGATGTAGCTCATCCTGAATTATGGGAAAGTCATGGCGACATGCGCCCCACCCAATCCCAAAGCATGGGCGATATGGTGCAAAGTCAGGGCTTTGTACCGCCTGCTGGTACCGAATTAATAGACGTACCTCACCTGTCTATGCCAGTGATCTCATGGGTGCAGGCTGGTGATTGGACACCAGTAATGGCATCTGATTTATCGAATGTAATTGAGTGGCTGCCTTACGATCCCAGAGCAGGGAAAAACGGATTCGGGTTGGTGGTTAAAGGCGCGTCAATGGAGCCAGTGTTCCGAGCTGATGATAGGATCTACGTAAACCCTACTTATCAAATTGATGAGCTCAATACTGGTGATCTAGTAGTGATGGCCTGCGATGGTGACTGTGAAGCCACATTCAAAGAATTAGTTGTAGAGGGTGGTCGCTATTACCTACGGGCGTTAAATCCCAACTGGCACGAAAAAATCATGCCCGTGGATCATAATTGCAGGTTGGTGGGCAAGGTCGTGGGACGGTATACGATTTTTTAGGGTACTGAAAACCAAGGATCAGGTGGCCAACGGTACGGCACCTGATACGAAGACGGCTTAAAGAAAAGAAATTGTGAAGCTGTCTTTACCAAAAAAACTAATTTTTGGGATTACAAATTGAACATGCTTAGTATATTGTATATAGGGTTACCTTGATGGTAAGAAAAGTATTAAGTCGATATGATCGTTCACCACCTGATGATGATTCGGTTAATCGAAAAATCCAGACGGTATCAGCTTTATATCCAATAGATGAAGTAAAAAACATTCTTGATCCAGATAGTATTGACTATGCAACTAACAAGGCACCTTTAAATGTGCAAGCTTTAGGTTGGGATTTAAAAGATGTATGTGATTTATTGCATGAAGCTTTTGACAGTGGTCAGTACATTGATTCTGAATGGTGTTTAAACAAAAAAGGGCACTGGTTAGCATGTGATAGTTATCGTATTCGGCGCCGTGAATTTATAGAAGCGGCTCATAAAGTCATGCAAATCGAATACTTTATTAAATTTTGCATTGGTAAAATGGGTGCGATTGTACTGATTGTTTCCTGCCATTTAAGTAGTTGAGGAAAAGGGTATGTCACTTGATCAAAGTTGCTGCCGCGTTTGTGGTGAAGGAAAACTTATATTGCATACAGAAAATGTTTGGCAAACGTATAAAGATACTGAGAAGCTTATTTCGCATACTTATTATGAATGTGATGACTGCGGTTCAGTCCGGCAAAGCATTGAGCAGTCTCGCCAAAATAAACGCATCATGATTGCTTTTCAAAAGGAAGTTGATCGAATGCTGTCTGGCGAAGAAGTTCGTGCTATTCGTGTTTCTCTTAATTTAACAATTGAAGAGGCTGGCAATTTATTTGGTGGTGGCCCTGTTGCGTTCTCTAAATATGAAAATGATGCATTAACTCAAAGCCTGCCAATGGACCGCTTACTTCGTGCAGTGAGAGCTAACAAAATGACCGCGTGGAACATTGCTCTGGAAACATGCCCTCAACTACTTGAAAAACTGGCTAATGTAGTTATGCAAAATACTCAAATCCACGAATCCAGTTATTATATGCCTGTGCTTGACTATCATCCTAATTCACAGCTATTTAAATCATCTACAAACGATTTTATTTCAGTGGAATCTAAGGAACAGAAACTGAGCCTTAGTGTACAGTCAGCTAATAACTTTATGCGTTGTTAATTAGGAATTAAAAATGCCAGATCTTAATAATGAATCATCAAATCTTGAAATAGATCTAATACGTGGTAAGGATTGCTCAACCATATACTTTGATAAGATTACTGGACTGTCAGTGAATGGGGCTGGTACGGTTAAACTTATCTTTGCACAACAGGAACCACGCACCCCTAATCGCTTTGAAGAACAATTAATTATTGCGCTTCCTATCGGAGAGCTGCCAAACATTAAAGCAGCTATTGACAAGATGATCGCATCGGAAATCAGTCAGGGACGTTTGCAGGCTGATGAGTTATCAATACGTCAAAATCTAAAGAGTAATGTGGAAGTTAAATGTCAGCACTGTGGACATTTCTTTCCATCGCCACTTCCTTTTAACTCCAAAAGGAATTTTGATTTAGCTCAATTGAAGGGCAATCGAACCGACTGCCCTTATTGTGGACATATGACTGGAGTAGATAAAGAACATATGCGTGCTACTTTTCCTGATTCACCCGAGCCATTTATCGGGGAACTTGCTAAGGATTAATACGTCGCCAAGTAACCCCAGATCTGCAAAAATCAACGCTAATACCATTCTGATTTAAAAAGCAAACTAATAGCCCGGATGAATCTTCCGGGTGTTTTTTTAACTGAGAGATAATACTAATAAGTTGCTCAACCTGCTTTTCATCTAACATAACCTTCCCCTATACCCGGCCCCGCGCTGGGTTTCTTTTTTTAATATAGCAGAAAAATAAAAAATATTATCTTTTTGGTATTGCATTAATTTACCTTTTAGGTAATATTATCTTCAACAAGCCAATAAACAGGCAAAAAGAAACCTCCGCGTTGCTGTCACAACCGGAGGCCTGACCCCAACTGAACTGGAGTAAAAATATTATGTCACCAATGCAAAAGTTTGTCATCAGTAGCGAGCAATCGCTACTGGCCAAGCGTCACCGCCGTAATGTGTTCCGCGCCCGTATCATTTCCGCGTGCAGCGTTAAAAACGTGGTTGCCGTATTTATCCATGCAGGCCTGATCGTGTTCTTTGTAGTGATTACCACTGCCCTGTATGCGTTTATGTCCACCCTTGTGCGTGGAGGCATTTAATATGACCACTGCATCTCTCAAGGTTTACCAAGCCATCAATGCAGTACAGCGTGCACTGGCCAAAGAAGGAATTTCAAAGGATCGCCAGGCCTCCGGGTTTGGTAATGGCTATGCATTCCGGGGCATTGATGATGTCTACAATGCCATAGCTCCCTTACTGGCCGAGCACAAGCTGGTGATTATTCCACGCTGTGTTGAGCGTACTGAAACACAGCGGCCCAGTGGTAATAAAACCCTGTATTTTGTCCTGGTCAAAATGGAATTTGATTTTATCAGTAGTGAAGATGGATCTAAGCACGTGGCCTGCGTATTTGGTGAGGCGATGGACGCAGGCGACAAGGCCACCAACAAGGCCATGTCGATTGCCTATAAATATGCCTGTTTCCAGACCTTTGCCATTCCGACTGAAGGTGACAACGATCCGGACGCCACTGTGCATGCTCCAGGTAATGTCCAGGCTAAACCTAAACAGGCAGCTGGCCAGCCGCAACAGCCGCAACCCAATCAACCAGCTTGTGAGCAGGTAAAGCCACTGGCCACTATCCTGGCTGATATTAATAAGGCCCGGAATGTGGATACGCTTACTGCAATCCGCGACTATGTAGCGGCTCGGCAATATAGCAATTCTGATATTAGCGAGTTCAAGCAGGCGCTAAAATCACGCCATGATCAGCTCATACAAAAACGGCCAGCCCAGGCCAACCAGCAGCATGGCCAGTCACAAGGATTCAAACCGCTTCAGTCTGTGCTCAAGGATATTCTGGCCACCAAGACGGTGCACGATCTTATTGACATCAAAAACTATGTTTTTAATGTTGGCCATGGTGAGGAAGGCTACACCGAGCATGATTTCCGGATCATTAAAAACCAGCTCGCAGCGCAACACGACAAGCTGGTCAAATACTCGACCAAGAACCCTGCTCCAGCTGTCCGGCCTAACCTAGATGATCCAATCCCGTTTTAATAATCCCGCCCTGCTGTGGCGGGGCATCCTACCCTATTGAAGGATGTAAACATAATGAAAACAGACTCTCTTTACCGTAAGCTAATCCGTGAGAAAGCTAGGGTAAAATTTAAGGTATCTGGCCAGCTGCCAGGCACCTGCCAACATGGGTCACATCAAGCCTATGTGTACTATGCATGTCGCTGTGATGTTTGCGTCACTTCGCACAATGCCTACCAGCTTAAATTGGCTAAAACGTCGCCTGTGCGCCACGGCACGCTCTATGGTTATAAAACCCAGGGATGTAAATGTCCATTATGTAAACAGGCTGTACAGGAATATTTCCGTGATTACCGGTCAAGGGAAGTAGCAGCATGACCCATTACTACGCCTGGAAGAACAATGAAAAGCGCGCGGTACACAGAACAGCCGAGAGATTGAGTTTGAGGATGGTACTCGCGAGATCGTCAGCGGCAACAGTTTAAGAAAGTTAGGAGGTAAATAATATTATGGGAGCACAAATTAATCAGCAATCAGCAGCAGCTGGCCAGACAGTACAAAGCAGCTACACCACGACAGACCTGTGCGTAAAGTTTAAACGCACTGCCCGTACATTTCTGCGCTGGCAATCTGAAAAATGGCCTAATCCCTTCCCTAAACCGATTTCAGCGTCAAAGGGCGCGGATAATGTATATAGTGCCAAGGCTGTAGACGCATGGGAAGCTGCTGGCGGCTTAAATGCTCAAGTAGCCACATCCAATGAGTGATTGTTTAAAATCACCTGTAATCGCTCATACCATGCCTTATAGGCCTCTGCCTGCTCTTTTAAATAATCATACCGGTCATACGTCTGCCACATTTTTGGCAGCGCATGGCCAAGCATGATCTCACACACGTGGGGTGGTGCCAGTTCTGACATATTGGTGCGCATGGTACGGCGCAAGTCATGTAACGACCAATGCAGCATTTCATAGTTTTTATGCCGCTTCAGCCACTGAAAAATATTGTTCGGCATTGATAAATGCCCTGATTCTTTCATAGGTTCAGTAGAATTTAATGCTGTGAAAATATAATCAGAATTATAGCTAATCATCATGGCCTGCCTGATCAGGCTCTCAAACTCCGGAATAATCGGCCGCAGTAATGGTTTTTTGGTCAGTTTGCCAGTCTTATGATTTTCAGCCGGTATAGTCCACACGCCTTTTTCAAAATCAAAATCTTTCTTTTTGGCCAGCTTTAATTCACCTACCCGGCAGCCATACATCAGGCACAGCTTCATAAATATTTTGTTTTTTACGGCCATTCTGGTTTTATCCAGGGCATGCCAGGACAAATAGATTTCCTGATTAGTGAGTGCTCGCTCAGTGGAATTTTTAATAATATTTAAATCATGCTTTGCTGATATATCTTTTAAGTGATTCACGCTGGCCAGTTCGCGCTTAATCGCCCAGCGGTACACATGATCCGAATTTAACAATATCCTGGATGCAATAGATTGAGAGTGCTTGGTTATATCTTCCAGCAGTAAGACCCACTGCTGAAGGCTGATCTCATCTGCCAGGAACTCGCCAATAATAGGCAGTGCATGAATTTCAAAGGATCTTAAAATCTGGTGATGGGAGGCCTTTTTGGGCTTGCATGAATTTTCATACCACATGTAGAACAGGTCATTAAAATTTTTGGCATTAACAATATTGGCTTTTTCCTTATGCCGGATATTCTTAGGGTCGTGGCCCTGCTCCAGCTGGGCACGCAAACGCTGGCCCTCTGCCCTGGCATCCTTCAAAGACATAAGCGGGTATGAACCCAGATCCAGACGCTTGGCCTTGCCGGCATAGTTATAGCGCAACTGGAATACGATTTTACCCTTGGGTGACACCCGGACACTGAGCGCATCACGGTCTGCCCGTTCTTCCGTCTTTTCCCGTTCTTTTTTATGGTTGGCTTTTAGCCACGCTTCAGATAATGCCAT